GCCACATCGGTCATGGTGTCTCTAAAGCGAAACATAGGATCACTTAACTGTTCCTGCGCTCTTGCTGTCTCTCTAGCACGCTCTTGGTCAGCCAACCTGTCGTAGTATCGACGGGTTGCAGCCGCAGGATCGCTGTATGTTTGCGCGTTAGGCAACGGTGGCCCCATTTGACCTGGATCTAGTTCTTGCGCTGTGCGAGGCAGAGCAGTCATGGTTTGCTGTGCAAACTCCTGCGCAACCAAGTTGTTAGCCTGCGGCGTGAACGCTTGCGTTATGGGCTTGGTCTCGTTCAAGAACGCTGTGTTAGCCAGGGTCTCTTTGTCTTTTGCGGTAACGAGATCTAACGCGCCACGGTTGGTAAAGCTGTCGGCTATATAACTAAAAATACCCATTCTATTTCCTTATCCCAATCCAAATCCGAAGTTTCGGCTCTTAGAACTTCCGGTGCTGCTTGAGTTGGCACTGGACAAGTTGTTAGGCGCTCCAACGATCTGGTTGTAGAAGTTAAGAGAGTTGTACGGTGCCATGCCTTGACGGAACTGCTGGTTTAGTAGCTGCTGCTCAAAGTCCCTGCCGTACTGCCCACTTGCAAGTTGTTGTTCCACGCCTGTGTTGTACATGCTGGCACCGGCTCGCATGTCGCTTGTTCCCTGCGCCCCAAGCCGTGCGGCCAAGCTGGCACCAAACTGCTGGTTTTGCTGGTTGGTGTTAAATGCGTTCTGACCGACACCCGCACCGAACTGCCTTGCTTGATTAAACTGTCCAGCGTTGAACTGATTGCCTTGCTGCTGCCGAGCCAAGTTAGATTCAAGCTGCGATGCACCAATGCCGTAGCCTTGACCCAGCAAGGCGTTACCGGCCTGCGCGTTGTACATGTTCGCCTGCTGACCGAAGCCAGCGTTTTGACTAGCCGTTGCCGCATCAATGCCAAAGCCTTGCCCCGTCATCTGGTTAAACGCGCTCTGGTTTGCCATACCCTGCTGCTGGCGATAGCCGGTGTTCATGGCGTCTACGCCCGTAGCGGTGTTGATGCCTTGAGACAACATGTTGTTAGATTGGCCGGTGTTGAACTGCTGATTCTGCTGACCCATCTGCGCGTTCTGCTGCGCTCTGCCTGCTTCGATTCCAACAGCTTGATTATACGCCTGCCCACGCATCTGCGAAGACACGTCCGCAGATCTGTCGTTAGCGCCACGAGTGGCAATGGCGTCCATCACTGCGCGCCTGCTTGAGCCGCTGTTACCAGATGCCGCAGCGTTAGACGCGCTCGCTGTTAGCTGGTTCTCATTGAGATTTCGTGATATGTCTCGCGTTGCTGCGTTAATCTGCCCCTGCAAAACATCGTTGTTGATGTAGTTGCTGAGGTTGTTCTGATTGAAACCTTGGTTCTGTGCGCCAGCCGATTGGCCTGCCATACCTCCAATCTGCGAGGCCATACCAAGGTTTGGCCCTTGGCCCTGTGCGGCTGTACCCATCATCGCCTGATCGCCGTAGCGTCCAGCAGATCCTACGTCTGCGCCTTGATTAACAGCGGCGTTCGCGTTGACGGCGTTTCCTGCCATCTCGTTAGCCATGTCAGAGTTCACGCCAGATCCTTGGGCTATGCCGCCTCCTGCAACGCCTCCGGCGTAACGATTGCCTGCGCCGAAGGCTGCACGAATACCGCCGCGTGGCCCTCCCATCATTGCAGCGTTACTGAAATTTAACGCGGAGCCAGACCCGCCAGCCAGAGCAGAGCCAGACCCCATGAGACCCGCGCCAGCACCGGCCTGCATGTTGCCGCCCATGTACTGATTTTGCAGTGCGCCTGCGAGGTTGGGATTGATACCCGCAACACCCTCAACGGGCATACCTTGATTGCTAAGTTGCTGCGCCTGCTGCATAAGATCTCGACGAAACGGCTGTTGAGTCGGATCAACGTATGTGTTCGAGGAACTGTTAGATTTGCTTTTTGATTTGCTGCTTCCGAATGAAAATAAACCCATTTTCTTTTCCTATGCTATGTGCTGCCAGCCAGCGTCGTAGTAGTACAAACCCCTGCCGCTCCCAGGGTTCCAAGCCGTGCCGTCTGCGAACACCACCTGACCAATCTCTGGCTTCGATGGCTCCACGGTCAGCAATGGCAGCGTTGTTGTTTGCCCCGCAACGGTGAATCCGTTGGCGATTCTGTTTAGCTCCTGAACCAGCCAGCTACGCAGGCCCACCGCCGTATCAGCGGAAGTGCTTGAAGGTATATAACTCATCGTCCTGCCACCTCCTGCACGTCGATATCGAGTCCGGTCAGACGCCAGTAGTCGGACGCTGAGTTCGACTCGATTCGCAGCGCGAAGTACCTGCCAGATGTGCGGAAGTCGATCTTGTGATCAGACTCGACGTTGAAGGTCTTATCGACCTGCCAGCGGATACCGTCCTGCGGTGCATCACTAATGCCGATCTGAACGCGCACGGTGCCAGTGCCTTCTATCTGGGGCATGATCCCGTTTAGCTGCTTGATGTTGCGAGTTGACTGGCCCAGCACCTGATCCAGATCAATCTTGGTTGCTTCTAAGTACGAAGGCATTGCGGTTCCCGACAGGCCGTTTGTGTCGTTCATCATTTGGATCTTGTCGCCAACGGAGTCAGCGGCAAACAGCTTAATGTTGTTGGCCTGCGTGCCCAGCGACACGTTTGACCAATAGTCGCTGGATGCGTTCCAAGTTGCAGTCGAGTTGGTGTAGTTGCCCGACGTGTCCATGCGGTCAGCCACGGTCAAAGCCCTGACGTTTGGCAGGTCGATGAACGTAAAAGCGTCCTGTTTCCAGTTGTATACGAGCGCACGGTTCGCAGACTGCGAGTCTGCGGCGTCATCGTCCGCGTAGCAGATGTACACCTCAGTCGTGTCTGGGATCGTCTGGCAGAAAACTGACCGCGTGTCGGCTAAGTCGTTGAAGAAAGTGCGTCGCACTTTGTTGTCTACGATGCTTCGCTTCTGCGATCCATCGTGCAAGTAGATGTCGTTCTGGCCCACGACCACATGGCCGTTGGGGATCGAGGCCACAGCGCCTCGGTTAATGATGCCGTCATCACTGAAGACCTCGCGGAAGCTGAACACCAGCGGGAAGCCGATGAAGTCCATGGCGAACACGCCGCGCTCTGCGTAAATAATGTTCGAGTTGTTCAGCGTCAGTTGATCGACCAGCTCGCCGTTAGAGCCGCCCAGAGTTGTCTCACCTGATAAGTTGGTTGTGCTGGTAATGTCATAGGATCCGGGGATGCTGGAGGGGTCGTACTCGTCTGACCAGCGGACGGTGAATGGCCGCTTGCTGCTGCCGATCTCGTAGCCGGTCATAACCAAGAAGCTGTTGAAGGGCTTCAGACACTGCGTGACCAAGTTGCTGGGCCACGAGGGTAGATCGGCAAATCGAGTGCCGGAGGGCAGCATGTACTGCGGTGCCTCGGAGCCGTTGTTCATCATCATCGCCGTGCCTAGCTGCGCCCCCTGCCATCGCGGCGAGTTTGAGTAGTTGGTCGAGTCCGATGTCTTGGTCACGTTCGTGACCGTAGTCCCATCGAAGCGATAGAGCTTGTTGAGACTTCCGATCACCAACGTGTTGTTGCCGCCATACAGCCATCCCTGCACGGCGGTGGGGGAGAAACTCAGCGACTCACGAACGCTGTGCCCCAACGCCTTGCCGATGCGTCCGCTGTGAAACGTCACATTATTGCCGTCAGGGAACTGCGTTAGCTCCAGATCATAAGGATCTTGATCTGTGACGATTCCGCCTGCGCCTATTTTTCGTAGAGGTATGTAAGGCATTACGCGAACTCCACCTCAACAACTCCTGACCCGTCGAAGTCTGCTCTCTCTGAAGTCGTAAGCTGCCACTGCCAAACTGTCACATCTTGGAAGCTCTGATGATTAGACGGATACTGAAAATAGCTGTATCCCGTTCCGCTTCCTGTGTATTTGGTTCCCATTGAATTGAAAGAAACCGAAGAAAAAAGGTTCTCGCTCTGTTGACCGTCTACCCAAACCTCTAGTTTCTTGAACGGGGTGCCGTAACCAAAATCTTGGTAGGTCACGCGAATCCCCTCAATGTCTACACCGTTAAGTCGAGTAGGTGAAACTGACCCTAAATTACTGCCGCCTACCCGCGTTGTCTGGAAGCCAGAGACATTAAAGGTGCTCGTACCCGCATAGCCCTGCGTAACTCGGTGGTTCGCTGACCACACCAACGTGCTGCCGACATAGACCTCGTTGATCGTGGTTGCTCCGATCTTGATCTCGGTTATTTCTGATCCGCCAACGAAAATGCTCAAGGCTACGTCCTGAAGTAGATGGTGTTTGCATCGCTGCCAGTTGCAGAGGTGCTGATGTTGTATCCATCAACCTTGTCAGCATCAATGCCAGATCCAGAGCCATCGACGGTGGTCAGCAATGACCGTATCTCCGTCGCGGTCTGATCCCCTTTCGCTCCGCTCTCAATGCCAGCCAGCTTGCTATTCAAGGCGCTGGTGAAGTTGATTTCCGTAAGTCCGCCATTGCCAACCGAGTAGGTCGTGTTGGTGTCGGTGAATACCGCGCCAGAGGGCACGTTGGTTAGAACCTGTCCGTTATCAACCTTTGCGTTTAACGCGGCTTGAAGGCCGTCTACGTTAGAAATAACGTGGTTGTGGCTGTCATCTGCGACTGTTGCGCTGATGGATACGTTGGCGTCTCCGCGAATGGTTGTTGTCCCGCTAACGCCGCCAGTTAATGTTATTGATCTGGCGGTGGCCCACCGGCTTGCGGTTGCCGCGTTTCCTGATGTGCTCTGGTTACCGGCGGTGTTAACGCCGGGGAGGTTGATGTTGGCAGTGCCGTTAAAGGAAACGCCGCCGATTGTTCTGGCTGTCGCCAGTTGCGTAGCGGTTGCTGCGTTGCCTGAAGTGTTCTGATTGCCGGTGGTGTTAACGCCGGGCAGGTTGATGTTCGCGCCGCCGTTGAAGCTGACGCCGCCAATGGTTCTGGCGGTCTGGAGCGTCGATGCCGTGGATGCGTTTCCGCTCAACGCGGCTGTGATCGTCCCGGCGCTGAAGTTGCCAGAGCCGTCGCGCTTGACGATCTTGCTTGCGGTGTTGGCGTTGGTTGCCGCGTTGGCTTCGGTCACCGCGCTGTTAATAGCCGTATGCGTACTGCTGACTGCGCCAGTGACGTTGGGGAACGTGGCCTTGATTGTGCTCTTCAGCAAGCGGATGTGGTTGTCGCCGTCGCTGATGTTGTCCGAGCTGGTGGGGTTGGTCACCACCAAGCCGTTTATGTATGTGCTGGATTCCAGTGCCATTAGCGGCTTACTCCTTTTGTCTTTTCAAACGAGCGCATCGCGCCAAGCCCCAACATGCCCATAAGTACAGGCATCATGGTGTCGAGCGGGACAAGCGGAATGCTCACGTCGATGTCGAGCAAAGCTAAAACGAAATTAGCGAACGGGATAACCATGAAGTTACCGGCCATGCCCATCACGCAAACCCAGCCCACAGCCGGTCTCCATCCGCTGACCCACAAGCTAGAGCTTGCCGCCTCAACCTTGTTGACCTCTATCTGCGCCTTGGCTATGTCGTTGGCGTGTTTCTCGGCCATGGTGGCGATCTCGTGCGCCAGCGCCTTAGACTTGTCCTTGTCCTCAACAAACTCGGAGATCAGTCCTGTGACCGGCCCGATCAATTCGCCTAGTAATTTCATACCGCCACTCCGCTGGCTAAAAGACCGGCAAACACCGTCATACCGATCCAAAACAATCTTTCACCCCTGCCAAGTGTGAACTCCTGCACCGCGCTCTGTGACTCAAGCTCATCAATCCGGCTGTCTAGCTCCCTGACCTGCTCGTGAATCCTGTCGTTGTGTTTCAATATCGTCGTGACGCGCTCCTCGATACGGGCCAGTGAGACCAGTGCGTCATTGATCGTGTCCAGCTTCTCCTCGAAGCGCGTCAGGCGCTGCTCGACATCCACTAGGAGTATTGCCACATCATCGGGTCTGTTTCGCGCCTATCGACGTGAACAAACGTCTTCGCCACACCGATGCCCTTGAACCCGAGCTTGATGGCGTTGCTGACAATCGCGTGCCGCTGCGCCCCGCCAGTGACCTTAATGTCCGCCGCAATGCCCAGAGTGTGCTGTCCGGGCCTTGCCTTGGCGGCCTCGGCGCTGTGAGCTGGCGAGCGGTACCCCGATGTGATGATGAATGGGAAGCCGCAAACGCCGCGCAGGTCATCGAGAGCAGACACGAAGTCCCACCGGATCTCGTTCTCGCCGGTCTCGCTGCACGCAAAGTCTTCGATTTTGAAGTATCGAAAGTCCATATAGCTCCAAGGGGGTTGTGTGCTGTCGCGGACGCGGTGTAGCAGGGTAGATGTTGTCGATTCTACTGAAAGTTGTATCTAAATCAAAGGCTTATGACCAAGGTGTGCCAGTTGATGTTACAGGTGCTTTTTGTTCTTCAATGTTAGCCGTTAAGCTGGCCTCAATAGCATCTTGATCTACTTGTTCTTGAACCCAGCCAATTACCGTAGCTTCATCAAGGGAGTCATAGGCGATAAAGCCTTCAGAAGATGCGTCAGGTGTAAAGCCTACAGTGCCGTAAGAAGATGCAGAGTAAGTGTTCTCACCTAAAGTCTCTTCTTCAGTTACGCGCCAGTGGGCAACAATTACTCCGCCATCTGCGGTGTTGCTTTCTAAAGTTGAAATAGTCCATGTAGCCATTACGGTGTCTCCGTCTGTGCAGCGTTATAAGCTGCTATAGCTGTTGAAGTGTGGAACGTAGTGCACATGGTTTGAACCTCTGTGCTTTCACCTGACCAATCGTCAGTGGGTGATACTGTGTGGCGATGACAGGATCTGCTGATCTCTTCACCGTCTCTGCTGATGATAGTAGCTGTACGGACTTGGATAGTTTTCCAGCCTCCGCAATCTACTACTTCAATCTTGTCTTCTACTGATGTTTCTGAAAGTGCCATGTTTATCTCCTTTGGCTGGACTGTCTGTGCCTAGCGTCCACTAGGCGTATTGTTGTATCGTGACTAGCTCGCAGTTGGGTACGTCAATGTGAAGGTAATATAGCCACTACTAGCGTAAGAAGCCCCCCATAAACGGACGTAACTACCGACTATGTAGCTGTCAAAACTACCTGTAACACCTGTGGTAATACCCATTGCCGCCCCTGCATAAGAAATATCGGTTGTATCTATAGGAAAGGGCAAACCTGTTATTAAAGGATAGCCAGAAGCACCTGATATAGAACTAGAATATATATAACACCAAGCTGTAACCATGTTGCCAACTTTTGTATAACCTCCCCCACGGGAATCGTATGTTATGGTAGGCGCTGTAGTGACTGCTGACGCTGTAGGAGTCCAAGTACCCTCCTCATAGTCATCCAGCGTCTTGCTTGTGACTGAGCCGCCAGTGCTGCCAAAGACAACACCGCCTGACAGGTAGAGGTCTTTGAAGCGTCTACTTGAACTCCCAAGGTTTTTAGCCGCATCTGAGGGATTGCCCGATTCGTTTGCTGGGGCAATTTCGTTAGACAAACCGATTAGTCCAGCACCGTTAGCTCTTGGGTCTAAAACTAAGTAACTAACAACACCTGAATAGCTACCAATACTACCTACGACTGACCCTTCACTAAGCATGTAGATTAGATCGCCGTCCGAGCTGTCCCTGTTGATAACAATCGGGATATTGCCATCAGTCGATGCTTGTATTTGACCAATGTCTCCACGGAAACTGATTCCTTTCGGGTGTGAAAACTCAGCAGGGCGTGAGTTAGTACCCCCCACCAACAGATTGCCGCCGGCATCAAACTTGCCATACTGAGTAGCACCATCAGCCTGAACGAAAGATATGCCATCGCCATTCTTGTCGTTAAGCTGTAAACCACCAGAACCAGTGAGATACTTTATTGATCCGTATGTGGCGTTGTCTCCACGATAGACTCTTAACTCTTGACCGCCTTTTAGTTCCACATTGCCTGCGCTAGATATGCGGAGGCGTTCTGCACCGTTGGTGCTAAACTGCATTCTATTATTGTCATGGAAATACGCTATGACACCTACATCCATATCGTCAGTATCGCCAAAGTGAATAAAAGAGCCGCCATTGTTTCCAGACAATAAGCCAAGCCCTACATAGTTTGCCCCAGAAGAAGCATTAGAGATTAACGATTTAATATTCGAATCAACACCACCTGTCGGTGCTACATATCCTGATGAAATATGACTTAAAGTTGCAGGACTGCTAGTCCCAATACCAACCTGTTGACTACTATCAATCGTGATCGCAGTAGTATTGGAGTTGTCAACGATCCCCGGAGTACTTGATAGTTCTATTGGAACTTGTGTTAAAGCCATTAGTTGTTCTCCGCTGCGCCCCGTTCACTACGGGTTAGATAGTCTTCTCTAGCAGTTACAAGAGCTACAAAATCTGCTTGGTTGCTAGGTATAGAGTCTGTGAAGCTATCGTCATTCATTAGCTTTGTAGTCCACTCCTGTTGCATACGCTTCCAACAGTTAGCTTTCTTTCCATTCATTGCAGCTTGAAGCCATTCATCAATGTCTAACAAATCATTTAGCAAGATTGCTTGTTCTGTATCTGTTACTTCTACTGTTAATGTAATTGTTGCCATCTTTATCTCCTTTAAGATACGTTATTTCGCGTGGTTGTTTACGCTACTAGGTAGCCTGAAAAATAACTTACGGGGTTAACATCCATCTGCGCTGTCCCACTATTTGGTAACTGAAATTCAAGAGTAGCGGTGTCACCTGCATCCATGTCTGCTAGTACACTCAAAGGAAAGCTCATATAAAAAGCGTCTTGGCTAAGAGTATTAGTGCTAAAAATGTAGTAATAAAGTCTATTAGAAGTCCTCAAAGCAAGTTGAACATACTCAGTCGCACTATCTACAGTTAAGCAGTATATAGCTGCGTTAAATTGATACCTTCCCGTAACTGGCGCAGTAAACGTATTACTTGCAAAATTACCGCCTTGGTCAAAAACTTCAGTACCAAAAATTACAGTTCTATTTCCATTAATAGGGAGATTGTTTTGGCTTGATGAAGGTCTAACTGAAAACGCAGGTTGAGAAGGCATTGTCACACGGCCGCTGGCATCTATGCGGAGGCGTTCCTGTCTTGCAGTGCTAGAACCTGTTGCAATACTAACGCCATCAAAAGCATTAATACTAATACCGTCTGCTGGGCCTGTGCCGCCACCAGAATGGTCATACGAGCTAATGCTCATGTTATATTTATTAGCATCGCCTAGAGACGGTCTAAGGTTTAAAACACCACCCCCGCCAGATGCGTTGTATAGCTCAATACCTACTTCTCCTTGAACTTCAAGAGGATAAATAGGGTCTGTAACATTAATACCCAAAGACTCCGCAGAACTAGACCACACCATTTTTGGCGTTGTGCCTGTGTCCTCGTAGAAGCTGATATCGCCGGTGCTACCATCAATAAATTGTCTAAGATTACCACCTGTTTTAAAGTGGATACTTCGTGTGCTGTCTGTATCTAAAGTCAGTTTCCCCGCCGAATTGCTTAATGACCCAATTGCCGTAGTGCCTGAAGCTGTGCCGCCTACCTCATAAGAACCGCTAGAGGGTACATGAGCATCATCCATCGTGGCTGTGCCTGAAAAAGTTACATTTTCACTACTATCAATCGTAATAGCCGTGGCATTACCGTTGTCTACAATACTTGTACTAAGGAGTCCTCTGGATACTTTAGTTAAAGCCATCAGTTGTTCTCCAGTTGTTCAATTCGTGCAGTAAGCGCAGTAATTGTTTCTTGTTGCTCTTGGATTGCTTTGATGCAAAGTGAAACCATGTTGCCGTATGCTAAGGCATCAGGCTGATCTTCTTCGTTGTACTGAACAAACTCTGTCAAACCAGCGTCATGCACTTCTTCAGCAATCAACCCGCCAAAGACTAAATCACCATCATTGTTACCTTTGTAGGTCACAGGACGTAACGTTAGTAATTCAGTCAATCCATGCGTAGCATCTTGTATTGTGTTTTTGTAACGCTGAGATGAGGTTGACCTAAACAACTTACCAGTAGATTGGACAAAAACATTTGCGCCAAAACCAGTAGTGCTAGAATATGCGCCTGTTATTTTGGCATCTCCGTTTACATGTAACGGAACATTAGGGCTGGTTACCCCTATTCCAAAATTACCGCTGCTATCAAACCTGCCCATCTCAAAGCTTGATCCTCCGTTGTAAAAACGAAGCACCCCATGCGTCACCATCTGCATCATATCAGTGGGGTGGTCGTACCCAATGTATCCTCTGTATGTTTGACTACCTGAAGTTCCTTCAGCAAACATCAGATAGTTTTGGTCGTTAGTTCCGCCGGCAATGGTGATACCGCCTTCGTCTGCCGCGCCGACTACAAGGTCTTTAGCGTAGTAAGAGCCGGGGTTTGTTACACCAATACCAACCCGCCCTGATGCGGTTATGGTTACGTTATCTACCCAAGTAATTGGACCATTAGCACTTCCACTGACGGCACTGCTAAAGACAGTATCACCTGTGCTATTTGAGTTTATTTTAGCCGCTACACCAGACGTCTTATATTTCCAAGCCCCATCGTAGTAACCATTACCTGAAAGATAGAAGCCGTTGTTATATCCAAATAAACCAAGACCGTCTTGTAAATCTATACTTGTTGACAAGGTGTTTGCGTAAGGGGTAACACCAATACCTACGCTTTCATTGAAAGAAACATTGCCTGAGCTTCTATCAACACGCATGAATTCACTTTTTGTTCCTGCATCTTCACGCTCAAAACTGAAGTCACCATCAGTGCCACGATGCAATATGTGCATACCGTGGTTAGTATCTGACACCATACTAAAGGCAGGAATAGTATCTGAGTTGCCGTATGCTGTTACAGCGCCATCAATGTTTGTAGTTCCTACTCCAAGTCGCTCCGCAGAAGCATCCCAGAACAACTTAGGCGTTGTGCCTGTGTCCTCGTAGAAGCTGATATCATTGTTTTCTGAAATGTTTAAAAGTGCTTTTGAGTTTGACGCGCTTCGCAGAATAAAACCTTGGCTTCCTGCCATGCCGTACAAAAAGCCATTTGCGTTAAGACTAAAACCAGTAGCAGGGAAACTAGATGATGCGGTTAGTTCAAGAGCGTCTAGTGTGCTGCCACCATCAACAGTCAAACCATCAGCAGTCACTGTGCCAGTAACGTCTATGCCTGTGGAGGTTGTGGCTAGTTTGGCTGAGTTGTTATGATAAAGAGTTGCCGCACCTGTTGGATTAAACTGTGCAGAATAAGAAGTAAAAGATGGGTCAGTAATTTGAACAGTCGTTGCTCCTTGCAAACGCAAGTTGCCTGTTCCGTTATCTTTAATATAGCTATGACTACCATCATGATAAATCTGTAGGTCAGAGCCAGCACCAAAGATGGCCTTGTTGTTATCAGCAAAACTTAAATCACCCGGAAGCGTAAGATCACCAGACAACTTAGCAGACGTTATAGTCCCATCCACAGGAACATTAATATCCGTCTGAGTCATTGTCATGACCTCTACAGCACTTCCAGTAGGTGGAGCCGTAGAGAACGTCAGAGTAGTTCCAGAGATGCTGTAGTTAGCCTTTGATTGATAGACACCGTCCACGAAGACCTGCGTATTGTTCTCGTTCACTGGCGCGATAGACAGCGCCAGCGTGGTGTCCGATCCGTCGCCGGTCATGCTGTCGATGTTCAGGTTACTGCCAGAAACAGCGGCTGCAATTGAGTAAATAAGTATGGCGTTGCCGTTAGCAGGGGCAGAGCTAAACGTCAGCGTCGTCGTGCCGCCAGATGTGGCGATGCTAAAAGCGTCCTGCTGCTGGAAGATACCTTCGATGAAAACCAAAAGGTTGTCCTCGCTGGAAACGGTCTGACTCAGCGCATAGGCCGTAATCAATCCGTCGCCGGTGAAGCTGTCAGCCGTGAAGGTGTTCGTGCCGCCGCCGCCACCGATCGCGCCCCAAGCATCCGTGTAGCCCTCAAACTGAGCCAAGCTGCTGTTGTAGCGGAAACGTCCCGCTGCGCCAGTTGGGCGCTGGGCGGTGGTGCCAACAGGGACGTGCAGTGCGTCGGTGTTGGCACCGGCATCTAGGCTGACGGAAGGAGTTGTGTCGTTGACGCCGATGCGGTTGTTTGTCCCGTCAACAGTCAGGACATTGGTGTCGAATGTCGTTCCAGCGGCTCCGTCTGCTCCGTCTGCTCCGTCTGCTCCGGCTGGGCCTTGAATACCTTGAATTCCTTGCGGGCCTTGAGGCCCAGCGACAGTCGAGTCAGCTCCGTCTTGTCCGTCTTGTCCGTCTTGTCCGTCTTGCCCGGCTGGGCCTTGCGGGCCAGCGACAGTGGAGTCAGCGCCGTCTTGTCCGGCTGGCCCTTGAATACCTTGAATTCCCTGTGGCCCTTGTGGGCCAGCGACAGTGGAGTCAGCGCCGTCAGCGCCGTCAGCGCCGTCAGCGCCGTCTGCTCCGGCTGGGCCTTGTATTCCCTGAGCGCCAGTGTCTCCGCGAGGCACGGTGATCGTGTTCGTGGAGCCATCAAACGATACGTTGCTCCCCGCCGCGCCAGTTGCGGTATTCAGATTTTGAATCGATGTCGCGGACGCTGCCGCGTTGCTCTCGGAGGTCGCGGCGTTCGTTGCAGATGTCGCTGCGTTAGCCGCAGAAGACTCTGCGCTTGTTTTCGCAGTCTCAGCCGCAGCCTGAGCTAACTCCGCCGCCGCCTGTGCCGCTAGAGCATCTGCCTCGGCCACATCTTGTACGTCGGTTCCGATGTGCTCAAAAAATGAAGCCATAGCCTAGTATCCTGATTGAACCTGTGAAGATGCCCCGGCGTACTCGCTGGTCTTGGCGTGCTGCAACGCCCTGCCCATTGCCATCTGGTAAGCGCCCTCCCATCGAGAGCCGTCGCTGCCTAAATAGTTGGCGGCCTCGACCAGCGTGCCGTATAGATACAGCTCAGGGGCCGTTTGAAAGATTGCGTTGGTGGTGTTGTTTGCTGAGAGGTTGTCTGGGGTAAAGTAGTAAATGATCCGAAGCGTGTCGCCTGCAACCTGTGTTGGGTTGGGGTAGACGAGCAGCTTCGACTGCTCTCTTGCAAAAACTTCTGGCGCCACGCCAGTGCGCTCGACATAGCTGTGGATCTGGGTGAGCGATACGCGAGACAGCGGGTTGTAGTTCCAGAACAGATCCTTGACCTCTAAGTAGTCGGAAGGGATGGTCACGTAGCCATCGTCGCCTAGCGTTAGGTCTGCTGTCTTCTCGTTTATTGGTGCTCGAAGCTCGTGAAAGATACGGTTCTCCGCAAGCTCGATAAAATCTGGTATGACGTTGGTTAGGTCTTCCCGGTTCAGCCAATCGGCTACCGAGACCTTCAGGCCATCGTATGTGGATAGGCTCATAGTCTACCGCCTCGGGTTCTTAGGTACGCATACTCCGGTGAATTCAGCTTCTTCTTAATCTTTTGCTGGTCTTCATATGTCGGAGCCATCATGTTGATGCCTTCTTTCATCCACTCCATTACAACCACAGCAGGTATAGACGCAACTCTTGCGGTGTCGCCCCATTTAGTGTGCTTGTCAGCCGCGTTGGCATCTCGGATGTTTTGTTGAATTATTGGCGTGATGTCCTGCGTGTGCGCCACATGCAGCCTATCTTCCATCTCGTCGTGAACTATATGGGATTTTAAATCAGACATATATAACCCTGTGTTGTTTTAACCCATAGCTGTTGTAATCGCAGGCGTAGAGAAGGGTGTCTCCCCCCGAAGGGGGAGACTTTGCTCAGGGGAGGGATGAGCAAACTTTACGCAGTCAGTGCGTCGATCTTGCCGCTGGCCTTGTCGTTTTCACAAACCAAGGTCAACTCAGTCAACATCTGACGCTTATCGCTGTCGCCGGTCTTAGCCAGGACGATTGTCTGCATCGGACGCAGAACTGCTCGTGACCAATACTCGGTGTCCAGAACCAAACAGGTGTTGGCGTTTAGGAAACGATTAGGAACAACAGACACCTGACCGAAAGGTGAGATGATGATGTCCACTGCGTTAACCAGCGTGGTGCCAGTAGCGAAATCACGCTGACGGCCTGACGCCGTTGCGAAACCTGCAACCGTTACAGAGTGCGAAGGAGTTACCTGAACTTGGTTAGGCTCACCACCTTCTTCGTAACACTTCTGCAAAACGTCCAGCAACAAGGCTTCCGTGAATGCACGGTTTGAGCCTGCTGTGTTGGTCGTAGCAGCGGCGATCTGGTTAGCGGCAGAGGTTAACTGGCGTGCAGTTGTGCCGTTACCAGCGGTGCCAGCTTGTCCAGCGCCTACGAAGCTGTGTTCGATGTCGCGCTTGATTTCCTTACCGGCTTTAGCAATAGCGTATGCCAGATCGCTGGTGCGACCATAGGTGCCTACTGCTTCAGCGGTTCCAGAAACCTGAACTACCTTGTCGAAGATTTGCGTGTTAGCAGTCTTTACGGTCTGAGTGATCGTAGAGGCTGTACCCGCGTCCGCGCCTTCAACGCTTGCATTGGTCGCAACAGCAGCCAATTCGTCTTGTAGCCATTGGTGCAGCGTTGCAGCCGCAGTTGAAGAACCGATGCTAGAAAGCATTGGAGTTGTCGTGGGCGAGATGTCGTAAATGATGTCTTCTACGTCTTCGCGCTTACCTACCTGGTCAAAGGTCTTGAGGGTGCCTGATACTGTTGGCATTTTATTTCATCCTATTCAAGAGGGCAGCAGCCGCATCGTCTACCGTGCCGGTCTTTCTTAGTCGCTCCCGTGTTTTACGGGCGCTTTCGGACTGAACCGCTTTGCTAGAATCTGCTTTGCCACCAGACAAAGTTTTAGTCGGTGACGGCTTAATTTTCTTTTTAGCCGTAACCTGTTTAGCCTGATCGAACAGCATGGCTTTATGTAAAGCTGTGATAATTCGGTGATCAGCGACTTGGTTAAACTCCTCCGCGCCTACACCTAATTCCTTTTGAGCATAATCCCCGATCTTGTAATACAAGTCG